AGAAGGGCTGTGACCTGGCCAAGCTGATGGCCGAGAACGACCGTCTCCGGCGACTCGTTGACCAGGTCAGGCAGTCAGGCCAGAAGGTACGGGCCGGGAGGCGCGAACCCTGCACCATGCTCCAGATATCATTGTTCGATTAACGTAAAAGGCCCCCGGCTAATCGCCAGGGGTCTTTTTTTATGCCCAAAAAACGCACTCCGTCAGTCGCTCATAATTAAATGAGAACCGCTATAGGAGGGCATTGTGGCTGTTAATTGGGACGAAATACGGACAGCATACGTGACGGGGAACGAATCCCTTAAAGCCATTTCAGCTGCCTTCTGCGTCCCGTTTACCACAACCAGAGATCGCTGTAAGTCAGAAAAGTGGGTTGCCTTGAGGACACAGCATCGTGATGAAGTCCTGCAAGAGTCCCGTGCGCGAATCAAGGAGGTCCAGGTTCAAGACCAGATGCGCCTGTACGAATCGGCCAGGGCAGCCATTGAGAAGATGATCGCCGTGGCCAACCGGGTGTCAGAGGACCCAGAGGGATTTTTCAGGCATGCCGTGCAGCGCGAGCAATCGACCGGCGACAGCCGTGACAAGTGGGTAGAGGACCAGGTGCTGCAAACCATCAACGGCAAAAACTACTCCGATGTAGCCAAAGGACTGACATCCATCACCGGGATGGCCAGAATCCTGGACCGCATCGTGGAAGCGCCAACGGCAGCCAAGCTGGACATCGAGCGCGAGAAGCTGGAGTTGGACAAGCGCCGGGCCGGCATGTCGGACGACATCGAGTCAGAGAGCGGTATAGCGATCATGCCAGCGGTCGATCAGTCGATCCTGGACACCGCGCTGCCTGACCCAGACCAGACCGGGGAGGCCACCTGATGGCCCGTGTGATCTGGCAGCCACAGCCTCGGCAGGCAGAGTTCCTGCGCCGGCCTGAGTACGAGGTCCTATATGGCGGGGCAGCAGGCGGTGGCAAAAGCGATTCCCTTTTAATGTGGGTGCTGCAGCCGTATCAGGTCCCGCACTATCAAGGCCTGCTGCTCCGCAAAACCTATCCGGAGTTGGAAGAGATCATCAACAGGTCAATCGATCTGTATCCCAAAATCGTGCCAGGCTGCCGGTACAACGCCAACAGCCATGTCTGGCGGTTTCCATCAGGCAGCAGGGTGTACCTGGGATCGATGCACCGGGTGCAGGACGTTATCAAGTACCAGGGCAGATCGTTCTCAAGGATCGGCTTCGACGAACTTACCCATTTCACCTACCAGGAATACAGCTACATGTTTTCGCGTAACCGTCCCAATGGGCCGGGGCTTATTCCATTGATGCGTGGGGCGACCAACCCCGGCGGGATCGGCCATGCCTGGGTCAAACAGCGGTTCATCGAGTCGCGCAAGCCCGGCCAGTCCTACAGCTACAAGCTGGAGATCGCCGGCCAGACCTATACACGGCACCGGGCTTTCATCCCGGCAACCGTGTTTGATAACCAAATCCTGCTGGAGAACGACCCGATGTACGTGGCGTCGATGGGGCTCATGAATGAGGCGACCCGCAAGGCGCTGCTTGAGGGCAGCTGGGACTCGTTCTCTGGCCAGGCGTTCCCTGAGTGGTCAGACCAGCCTGCCTGCTACAAGAGCCGGGAGTGGACGCATGTCATTGAGCCGTTCAAGATCCCGGCCACCTGGCGCAGGTTCAGGTCCTATGACTTCGGCTATGCCAAACCGTTCAGCGTGATCTGGTATGCGATGGACAATGACGGGCGGCTGTATGCCATCCGCGAGCTATACGGTACCAACGGCACGCCTAACGAGGGCAACCGCTGGGACCCGGTCAAGCAGGCCCAGGAGATCAAGCTGATTGAGGATGAGGATCCGCAACTGAAGGGCCACACGATCATGGGCGTGGCTGATCCGTCCATCTGGGATCGCAGCCGGGGCGAGTCCATCGCAGACATGATGGAGTCCCAGGGCGTTTTCTGGTCCAAGGGCGATAACAAGCGCATCCCAGGCAAGCAGCAGGTCCATTGGCGGCTGGCATTCGATGCAGATGGCTGCCCGATGTTCTACTCGTTCAGCACCTGCAAGCACCTTAACCGCACGCTGCCTGCGCTGGTCTATGACATGGTCAACGTCGAGGACATCGACTCCGACGGCGAGGATCATTGCCTGCACGGCGACACGCTTGTCATGACGACTGCCGGGTTAATCAAGATCAAGGACCTTGCCGACCGCCATGATGTCATGCTTTACGGTCCGGATGGCAATCCCAGATCGTTCAAAGACGTTCGACTGACGCAAAAGCAAGCCAAAGTAGTCAAGATCGATCTGAGCAATGGAAAAAGCGTCATCTGCACGCCTAATCATCGCTTTATGACCAAACATGGTTGGCTTCGAGTGGACGAAATGTCCAAAGGAATGTCACTAAAACATAGGTCAACGCATACGACACAATTAGATATGGAGGTAATCGTATGCGAGTCATCGTCAAATCAGAAAGGCACCAGGAATTCAACGGAGAACCGTTCTATTTGTGCGGGAAATACTTCCAACACAAAGGCAAAAGGCTGCACAGGACGGTGTGGGAGTATCATAACGGACCTATTCCCAAGGGTCTGCACATTCATCACATCGATGAGGACAGGTCCAACAACCAGATCGATAACCTTGAGCTCAAAACAGCCGCAAAGCACCTGTCTGAACACTTCACGGATGAGATTAGGGAGAAGCGAAGAGTCAGGATGCTTGAACAGCTGCATCCATTGTCAAAGGAGTGGCACAAGTCAGAGGCCGGAAGAGCTTGGCATAGAGAACACGCTAAAGATGTCTGGGCAGACAAAGAACCAGTCACATACACCTGCACCTTCTGTGGAAAAGAGTATCAAACAAGGCGCCGCTATGCGAATGGAGCCAACCACTTCTGCCATCAAAACTGCAAGCAAAAATTTAGGACAAGACGGATACGTGGAGATCGTTTCAATATCAGAGGCCGGCAGGGCTGATGTCTACAACCTGCATGTCCCTGACGGCAACGCCTACCTGCTCGACGGTGGACTGATTACACACAACTGCTATGACAGCCTACGGTACATGTGCATGGAGCACCCGATCCCGCCCCAACAGCACCACAGACCGCCGATCATCCTGGAAGACCCGCTCGATCTGCACCGGAGACCCGCCACCAAGATGTTCATGCACCTATAAGGAGGACCGCATATGGCAGGACTAATCGACATAGCAAAGGGCGCATACAAGGGCGCTCAAGAGGCCGCAGGCAAGGCCAAACCCAAGGACGGCAGCCAGAGGTCAAAGGCCAGCAACCGGGAGCATGTCCAGAAGCTCATGAACACGCTGACCAAGTACCAGCAGGGCAAGAGCCTGTCCGATGACCGGCTGATCGAGAACGACCGCTGGTACCGCAGCCAGCAATGGGACATCATGCGTGAGAAGGCCGGCAAGAACAAGAACGCTGCCGAGCCGGAGCCGACGACCAACCTGGTCTGGAACACCGTGGCCAACAAGCAGGGCGACCTGATGGACGCCTTTCCGGAGCCGATCTTCATGGAGCGCGAGCCCAGCGACCGCGAGGATGCCGAGCAGCTGTCCAAGGTCGTCAAGTATGTCCTGGAGCGCAACAAGTTCCGCAAGACCTACAGCGATTGCGCCTGGTACAAGGTCAAGTCAGGCACAGCCTGCTATCACGTGGCCTGGGATCAGAGCCTTGAGGGCGGCCTGGGCGACATCTCGATCAAAAAGGTCGATCTGCTGCGCCTGTACTGGCAGCCGGGTGTGGACAACATCCAGGACAGCAAATACGTGTTTGCCCTGTCCCTAATGGACAAGGACGACGCAGAGCGCCGCTATCCGCAGCTGGAAGGCAAGGTGGAAGCCAGGTACGGCATCGACCTCAAGAAGTACAACGAGCTCGATTCTGTGGACACCGAGGGCATGGTCGTGGTCGTTGACTGCTACTACAAGGAGCTACAACAGGACGGCTCGACCATCCTGCACATGGACAAGATCGTCGGTGACCAGGTTGTGGACAGTACCAAGGACAAGGGCCAGGGGCTGTATGATCACGGCCTGTATCCGTTCGTGTTCGACACCATGTTCCCGGAGGAGCACAGCCTGCTCGGCTTCGGCATGGTTGACGTCATCAAGAACACCCAGATGTACATCGATAAGCTGGACCAGATCCTGACCCGCAACGCGCTGGTCTCTGGCCGGCAGCGGATGCTGTTCAAAAAGGGCTTATTCCCGGTCGAGGAGGCTGCTGACTTGAGCCTGGACTTCATCGCCTGCAATGGCTACCTGAAGGCTGGTGAGGATTATGCCATCCTGCAGGCCAACCCGCTGCCGAGCTCGATCATGGAGCACCGAAACATGAAGATCGCCGAGCTCAAGGAAGTGTCCGGCGCCAACGACTTCAGCCGTGGTGCTGCGACCGGTGGCGTGACCTCTGCAACCGCCATCCTGGCGCTGCAGGAAGCCGGCAACAAGCTGAGCCGGGCGATTGTCTCGGCTACGTATGACGCCTATGTGGACATCTGCAACATGGCGCTGGAGCTCATCATCCAGTTCTACGATGAGCCAAGGAAGTTCCGGATCACCAACGCCCAGGGCGAGCCTGAATATGTCGAGTTCAGCAATCAGGGGCTCAAGGAGAAACCCATCGCCATTGATGGTGTGGAGACTGCCGAGACCCGGAAGCCTATCTATGACATCGTCTGCCATGCGGAGAAGTACAGCCCATTCAGCGCGATTGCCAACAACGAGATCGCCAAGGAGCTCTTCGGCATGGGCTTCTTCAGCCCTGAGATGGCCCCTGCAGCCCTGACTGCCCTGAAGCTGATGAGCTTTGACGGCAAGGACCGGCTGGAGAAGTCGATCCAGGAGACCTACCAGCAGCAGATGGAGATGCAGCAGGCGACCAACGAGGCGCAGCAGGCCGTGGCGCAGCAGGAAGAAATGCTGGTCATGATGAACGACTACATCATGCAGCTGACCGGAGAGAACATGCTGGATGGCTCGACTGTCGGCCAGCAAAAGCAAAGCGGCTTTAACATTGCTGCGGAGATGCTGCCGGAAGGACA